ACCTCATTAACAACTTCATTACCAGTATCCTGTCCAACTGTAATAATTTGCCCTGTGCTATCTAAATTAATCTCATACCATTCGCCGCTCCAAGTATCTTGTTGAGCATTAAAAGTACATTGATATGGAAGAAATGAAGAGCTATCTATTACAATTCCAAAGTAATAAGGAAATAAAGACTTATCAGTTATTTTTATTGCTCCATTAAAAGTTCTAGCCCCTACGTTTTGACCTTTTAATATTTGCTCTACTAATAATTGCGTTATCCTTGTTCCAGTACCAGTATTAAAAGCTTTCCAAGTAGTATTAAATGTCTCCCAAGCTGAAGTAGTAAAATTGTAAACCTCTATTCTTCCTATACCATTTGGAGAACTACCTACAAATAAATCTGGAACTTCATAAGTTACACCAGTAGATATAGCAGTTCCTCCAGGAGCATTAGTAGCTCTATAAATTTCTAAATTAGAAAGCTCTCCATCTACTAAATATTGAACACCTCCGTTTTCACTATATACTGGAGGAGAATAACAAAGAATGTGATCCGAGTCCGTTGTTCCCTCTACTACTTCAATAACTGACTCAGAGCTTGTAGCATCTCCATATAAATTATAATAAATAGCAGCGTAACCTTCTAAAAATAAATTACCATCAAAAGGAATTGTTAAAGTTTCACAATTAATATTAAAAGTAAAATTGTTATTTAAGTTATTAGCGTTTAATTCTATTGCTGAACTAAAAGTTAATGAATTTGCGAAATCAACATCGATGTCGTGCCAAGGCTCAACTGTTCCATTTCTTATAAATGCGTATTTAGTATCACTTGCTCCAACTAGTCTAAATCTTAGTTGTACTTTTATCTGTAAAATATTAGCGTTACCAGTAGATGGACTAAAAGCATCTAATGCTTGTATCTTAAAGTCTCTGTTAAATCTTAAAGTTGAGTTAGTAGTAGCTACAATAGTACCTAAATTAACACTAAATAAGTCTGTTTTACTATTATTAATATCATATCCTGTACCACTAAAAGTTAAATTATTATATCTATATCCATTCCATAATGGAATCTCATTAAAGTTAGGATTAAATAATGTACTTGTATCTGAATTATTAGAATATTGTAAAAATGGTAAATTAAAAGTTTGTAATCTATCGTAATTAGCTCTTACTTCTTTTAATACTGCTAGATAATCAAAGTCAGCTCCTCCTAGTCTTTTAAAGTTTGTTCCTTCTTGTACAACTGCCGAAGTAGAGCCAGAATTATCAGGAGAGCCAGTAACATCATTACCTACATTATAGCTTCTAAAAAAATGAGTATTTCCAGAAGTCCAATTATCATAATAATTAACTTGGACTAATTGCCAAGAACCCTCTGAAAAAAAGCACCTCATGCCAAAAGTTTTACAGATAGAATCTAATAGCTCAAATGTAGTAGCGTATTCTTTTACTCCATCATTTCCTAACTCTACAAAAGCCATAAAATTAAAACGAGAGAAAACTAATGGATCTCTATCAGCTTGATGAGTCATCGTATCAGTAGTCCAATCTACATAAGTTTTAATAAATCTTCCTGGACTAACACCAGTAAAAAAAGTATCTGTGTTTATTTGTAAAGTAAAAGCGTTTCTAAAGTATTGTAAACAAGTAAAAGTAGATGGAGTAGTATAACCAACCCCCTCATTAAATTTAATATCTTGTAAATTAGACAATCCACAAACTGCGGTTAAACTAAACTCTCTAGGATATGCTACGTCTTGCTCTGGCGAAATATCATTTAATAAGTTACCGCACCAGAACAAAGTATATGTACCGCTACCACTAGAATCATCATCTGAGCGATAAACTCCGATTTGCCATCTACCATAAACACTTATCTTTATTTCATTTATTAAAGCTTGTTGAGCATTAGAAGTAATTAGCATATCAAATACTAACTCGCTAGGAATTAATCCCGTAAATCTATCCTCATCATCTGTTTGATAAGTTAAGTCAAAACCTCTAGAACTTAAAACAGGCTCATGTAAAGTAGAACTTGTTGCTTCATTATCATAAATTTCTAAACGATAATAAACGCTGCTATCACTTTGAAAAATAGATTGAAATTTTTTCTCTCTTGCCATTAGTATCCTCTAGTTCTGTTTCTGTTATTTTTAGCTCTATCACTACTTAATAAAATATCTGCTCCTTTTATCGTTCCAAATACTTGAACATTGCCACCTCCACTTTCTCCAATCATTGATTTAAGTTTATCTAATGGAGCTATAACCTCTGGATTAGACATTGATGTTCCTCTTCCCTCTCCGACAACTACGGCACTAGGACCAGTTGCTAATCCTCCATCAGCCATACCAATTAATGACATTAAACCTTTTGCTCCAGCATCTGCGGCTAAATCTAAACTTCCAAAACCTAAAGCAGTTAAAATAGCTTTCATTGCTATCATTGCAATAAGTTGAGCAACCAATGCTTTAAATGCTTGTTTAGCACCATCTACAATAGCTTTAAAAAAGCCGTCAGAACTTTGTAATGCTTGAGCAAAAACTCCTTGCATTGTTTGACCAAAAGAAGCAAAAGCTGACGTCATTGATTGATTTAATTCTGCTAAACTTTCTTGTTGACTTATTAGCTTTTTATGTAGTTCAACTGCTTGAGAAATTTTGTCTAACTGCTCTTGAGTAATAGGAGCTAATAAACTAAATCCTTGTTCTGGAACAACTCTATTATCAAAAGAAGTAAAATCTTGAACTATTCCTTTCCCTTTTTTCTTACTTCCTCCAGAGCCTAATCCTATTCCCTTATTAAATTTAGCTATTAAAGGTAATACTTTCTCTAATGAGTTTTTTATTGAAGTTCCAAAATCATTAAACTCGTTTTCGTATTCTTTAGTTTCAACTTTTAACTCTTCTAATCCATCTTGAATTGAATCGAAAGGATTATCAAAAGGCTCTTTTCCTAATAAAGCTCTTAATTTATTAAACGATACCAACATAACATTAAATGGATTAATGTCTATAAAAAATTGAAGCATATCAATTAGAGCATTTTTCCACCAACTAATATCGCTAAATCTTTCTTTTAATGCTTCCCAGTTGTCAGTAATAAATACAATAGCAGCAGCTAAAGCGGCCACTGCTGCAACAGTTGCTAATACTGGAGAAGAAATTCCAGCTATTGCAATAGCAATACCACCTAAAACTATTAATAATGGTCCTAATGTAGCAGTTAATAAAGCTATTCCAATAATCATTTCTTGAGTCTTAGAGTCTAAATTACTAAAACCATTAAAAAATGTCATTAATTTTTCCCCTAATTTAACTACTATTGGGATTAATTTTTCTCCTATTTCTTCGAATATATCGCCTAAGCGATTCTTCATCTGTATTAATGGCCCTAATCCCTCTTTAGATATTGCTTCAGCTTGACCACCAAAAGCAGTAGATAAATTATTAACGGCACTATTTAATCTTTCAACAGTTCCAACTTTTCCCTCTATTGTTATTCCGTAACGACTTAAAGCATTTGTACTAGAGCCAACACTTTTAGCAACTAGTTTAGCTGCATCTCCTAACCCTATACCTTGAGCAGTTGCAAAGTCTTGAATTAATGGAGTTAATCTTAAAATAGCTTCTTCATTTAGTCCAAGTTGAGCTAGAAAGCCTTGAGCTTCCATTGTAGCTTCATCTCCAAATAGAGTTACTTTTTGTAGTTCTTGAGCTTGGTTTTTTAAACTTTTAAAAGCTTCTTCGTTTCCTTTTAATGAAGTTCTTAGTTTTGTTTCTGCTTTTATTTGCTCGTCAAATGCTTTAATAGCTACTGCAGCAAAAGCTATTACTGGCATAGTTAAACTCCTGGTCATTGTTTGACCAGTTCTTTTCATACTTGAGCCAAACTTTTTTAGCCTTCTAGTAGCTTTTTTTAAACTGCTCTGAAATTGTTTATCGTTTAAAGATAGTTTTACGCTTAAATTCTTTTCAGCCATTTTTTTTATTTATTAAATCGTATTTTTTAGCTATATACTGAGCATGTTTTTTTTGTTTCTCAACATCTTTAATCTCTTCTCCTTTCTCCCATTCAAACTTAACTAGTTTTTCTGGAGTTAAATTTTGCCCTTTTTTAGTATGTGGCTGCAACATTAAACAAGCCAACCATCTTACTCTTTCCCATTCCCTCTTTTCTTTTGATTCGATAACGTCATTACGACCTTTTTGAATTAAAAAAAATTCGTGAAAAGTTAAATTCCAAAATTCATTAGGCAACAATCCAAGCCCATAACCAACAGACTCTAATGTATCCCAGTCTATTTCTTTGCCGCTTTCTTCTTCTTTGCGGCTTTCACGTTTCCCTCGTTTCCAAGTTTAGCACTAAATTGTGTAGAGAACACTTCCAATACTTTATTTAAAGCATCAAAATCTTCATCTAATAAGTCTGCTACACTTTCAACTGTTAAAGAACATTCTTGTCCGCTTACTCTTGATCCGTCTTTAATTCCGTTTAGAATCAAATAACAAGCATCATCTAAACTCATTGACTCTCCTAACTTATCTAAATCACTTAAAGCTCTATCTGTATCTTTACAGAACATTCTTAAAGCATTCATTCCAAATCTTACTGGATAATCCTTTCCATTTATTATTACTATTTCGTACATTTTTATCGTTTTTTTTTATCGTTAACATTTAATTAAAGTTGAAGAGGAGGAGCATAAGCTCCAACCTCGACAACGATAAAATCATTATACTGCGTTCTGAGTTAAATCTCCAGAACCCTCGATAGTTACCGAGTAAGTTGGAGCATCTTCAGTACCTCCAGAAATCTCTAGAGAAGTAATAAACCCACTACCAGTATATGTATATCCAGCTGGAGTAGCTAGAGCAAAAGTAAATGTTACTGGATCTCTGTCTCTTGATTGAGTAAATAGTTCGTCTACATCAGTAGTTGTTCCATCACTTACAAAGTCCATAAGTCCATCAGCACTTAAAGAGAAGCTTTTAGTTCCTCCTAAAAGAGTTCTGTTACCTCCAGAATCTTTGTTTGTAATGTCGATAGTATCAACATTGTAAGATAAACTTACATTTTGCGAATGCATTAATTTGAACATAGTTGCTGCTCCTTGAGTAGCTTGAACTTTTAAAATTAAATTTGTTCCGTTAAAAATTGCCATTGTTTAAAATTTTTTATTTATTAATATCTTCTTTTTTGCTTTCTTTTTTATTATCAAGAGCTTTTAAAGACTTTAAAACTCTATACTCTTTTATACCTACTTCGTAAGATTCGCCTTTTTTATAATCGACACCTCTAAAAGTAATATCTTTTTTTAACTTAATTTTATACATATCTATCTATTTATATTAAATCTGTAATCGTGAGCTATTTGATAAAGCCCATTTGTTCCGCTTGTATCATCAAATGACTCAACAGAATTTTCAAAAAATATTTTATCTACTACTACACCAGCAAAAGTTCCACTTACATAATCTAAAGCAGTTCTAACATTAGCTGATAAAGTCATTAGTTCGCTATAATTAGAATGAACTAGAGTAATCTGAACACTAACATAATCATAAGTAGATACTCCGTTTTTAGTCATATTAGGAATGTCGCTTACAACTTGGTAAACTATAAAAGGTAATGTTGCAGACTGGTCATCAAATTTAAATCTTGCTGGAAATATTCTAATCTGTCCGCCTAAAGTAACTAAATTAGCTACTGCTGAGTTATTTATTAAAATGTTATATATTGCTTTACCTATTTCCATTATTTCTTAAATCGTTTTTCAATCAATCCTTTTAATTGATTTGTTACGTCATTTAATGCTTGTGATCCTTTACTTCTTGCTGCTTGGTCTAACATTCTTAAACCAGCAACACCTCTAAAACCATACTCCAAAAAGTAAAAATAAAAGCCAGTCTTATTTTCATTAGCAAAAGCTCCTTTTACTCTTGGCCCTACAAAAACACTAGGAGCAACTCCTTTTTTGTTTTTTCCATTTATTATAGATAATGACTTTCTTAATTGTCCGCTATCTTTAGGAACTAAACCTTTTAATTCTGATAAGATAGGCTTTGCTGCTTTTCTCATTGCTTGTCTTAAAAGAGTTTTGTTTTTAGAATCAGACATATTTAATGACTCTAAATTTCTAGCTATTGCAGCAAGTTCTTTTTTATTTATTGTTAAACCTACATTCATTAGCTTGAGAATATATCTTTTAGAACTTTTCGCTCTAAAGTTAGTATCATCTTATCCTTTCTTCCTACCTCTCTTATTCCAGTAATTGCATAAGAAGTATCTCCATTTTTAATATAAAAGTCAGGACTTGACCCTATTGCAGCTCTATATCTTATTAAACATTCTATCGTTTGTTCATTTACAAATACATCAGATTCGTAACTTGTTTTACCAGATTTAAAATTAAAATCACCATAAATTGTAATGCTACTAGTTGGAGTACCTGATACTCTTTCTCCGTAAGCATTAGTAGTAAAGGTTTGATTTATTAAAGTTAATTTTCTATCTAGCTTTCCAAATATCATAACTCTAAAAATCTGTAAGGAGTTAACATATATTCAACCATTAAAGGAAGTTCAGCTACTTGAGTACCTAAAACAACATCTTGCCTTTGTTCGTAATATCTACCCACTATAATAAGCATAGCTTGTTTTATAGCATCCTCTACTTCGTTAGCAGTTCGTCCTACTACAAACTCAATTTCTACTGCATTCGGTCTTTCAAAAGTATCTGGGAATGATCCGTTATTACTTTGGTAAATTCTACCTGGTTTAATTTTATCGTCTAAATCATATTGAGAAGCTGCTAAAGTTACTAAAGAATTACTAGCATCATAATATTTTATGTGTGTAACACTTTGCACTATTCCAACTTGTAAATCTATGTATGGAGGAAAAACATCAAAGTAAAGTTTAAAAGTCTGACTCATTAATCTTCTTCTTGTGAACTCCTCTACTTGATTTGTAGCAACTCCTATTAATGCAGTTATATAATCATTGTCATCATCAAAATCTGAATCAACTCTTAAATGTTGTTTAGCTTCAGCTAAAGATATAGCTGTTCCACTTGGAGCAGTTTTTAAAACTAGCTTTCCGTAATTAACGTAACTATCAAGATTTAAGTAATTATATATCATTATAAAAAGTAAAAAAAGGAGAGAGCGATTAAACTCTCTCCAATTAAAAATTAAGCATTATCAACTCT